GCCCGCACTATTCAGCGAATCTTCCAGACAGGAATAGGTGGCCGCACCGATCCTGACCCAGTGGTTGTATGTGGCATTGCCCTGCCACCAGAGGGCTTGATCGGTGGTGGTGTGCGACGTCGAAATCGCGGGGCTGATGAAGGACTGGTTCTGATACCAGAGCGTGACCTTGTCGCCGGGCTGCGGACTGTTCAGATTGAGGACGTAGGTGGCTGAAGCGCCAGTGCGGCCAGTCGTGTTGCACGTCACCGTGATGCCGGTGGTGCCGAACCACTTCACGTCGGTGTGGCCGATTCCGTTGATGGTGTAGTCAAGGGAGCCCCAGTCGGTCCACGGGTTCTTGAGCGACTCCCAGGATTGAATGCCCTGCCACGTGACGTCGAAATCGAGAACGAGACCGGTGAGATCGCCATCCGGCAGGTAGGAGAAGAGTGGATGCCCGAAGGGATCGTCCTTCTGGAACAGGACCAGCACGGCGAAGTCGGCCATGTCGCGGAAGACGCCGGAGACGGTGAATCCCGTGTCCGAAGCGCCCCACAGTGCGGCCGCCGCGCCATAGTCGTCAAAGCCCTGCAGGTGCATCGTGCGATGCGGCTGCAGTTTGTAGATTTGGTCCACGGCAATTACGAGTAGATGAAGACGGAGAGGTTCGAGCCCGGAAACGTGGAGCCCACCGCCGTGATGCCGATGGAGACCGCCGTGTTCGCCGGGATCTCCGTCAGCGCCGCAATCTGAGACGGCGTCGCGACCACTACGGTCTGGCCTGCCGGAATGGTCAGTGCCAGCCAGGCGGTGCCGCCCACGTAGATCGTGAATGTGATCCCGGAGCCGGTGGGCGCGGCCTGCACATAGGCTTTTACGTCGCCGACGGTCACCGGACGATTCAAATACAGGGGCTGCGCGGCGTTGGATTCCACGCCGAGCGTGCCCTGCATTTGAAAAACGAGGCCCGCGACCTTTGAAAGCCCTTCCGCACCAAAAACCCAATCCTCGCGGATCGGCGCATCCCCATCGGGCGATTCGTTGCCATTCACGTCCACCGTGAAGCCGGAAATCAGGAGGTTTTCGTCCACGAAGTTGCCGGTCGGCATGTTCATCGTGACTACTGCCAGCGGATTGGCGTTACTGAAAGAGGTGGTGTCACACGTGTAGGGCCAGGTCGGTTCCTCGATAATCCAGACGTCACCCGGATTGATAACCATGGGGATGTCCCAGGTGATGGTGGTCGCCGTGTTCGCGGTGATCTTCCGCGGCGGCAGACCGCGCGAGACACCTTGAATCACCCGGACCAGATTGCCGACCTCCGCGCCGGGCGTCATGCCATTGGGATAGACAACGTTCTGGCAGCAGGAGTCCGTGATGGAAATCGGGTTTGCGGAATTCGAAGCATCGGCATTGAAGCGGAGGACGAAGCAGTCGCCTTCCTCAAGGATGCCGTTTGGGTCGGGAGTGACGCCGATGGTGCCCGTGCTGGAGTCCCATGACGTGACCCTCGCGCTGAAATACGGGGTGGCGGCTTCCGGCCTGCCGATGATCGAGACGATGCGGCCCACCGGAGTGAACGATGGATTACTCGAGGGCGGCGCACCCTTCAGAGACCCACACACCAGCGTGCCAGCCGACACGGTGTCCACCGACCCTCCGATGATTCCACCGTGGATCAGATGCTTGGCCTTCAGCCGCAGGTTGGCGACGTAAGGAGACGGCAAAGCGAAGGTGGAGCGCTGTAGCGGCCCGGCGAAGGTGATCGTGCCCGGAGTGTAGGTGGTGCCGTTTCCGGTGGGCGTAAGCGCGCCACTCGCCACCACGCCGCCATAGTTGCCGAGCTGCTGGGCACAAATCAGATCGTCCTGCGCAGCCGCGAAGATAACATACGCGGCGAGCCCTGCGACGGCGGGCCACACGATATTGCTCAACGTGATCGAGTAACTGGAGCCGCCAACTGGCAGCGGAACAATCGCTATCGCCATCGGCACTGACGGAAGACCGTTCGTGTCCAGAGCGCAAAGCGTGAAGCGAATCGTTGTCCCGCCCAGCAGGGAGCCACTCGTGGCGTTCACCGCGACAGTCCCCGCGACCGGCGCGCCTACGCCGGGACTGAACGTATTCGTCGGCAGCTTCCCGGCGACTACCAGACTCGCCAGCATGCTGCCGTCGGCCATCTGCGCGTAGCTTTGGTTGGTATCGAAGGTCCACTCGCCGGGAAACAGCGCGTCGTCTGCCCGTGCCTGGATCTGATACGGCGCCCACGCCGGGCCGAACGGGATCGGGTAGAACAGCGCGGGCAAGGGCGCGGGCGCAACATCCAACGGCTTCGGCCCGACTGTGAGATCGTACATCGACGCCGTCACGGTCCGCGCCGTGATGTTGATGGACCAGTCCTTGTTGAGCCGCCAGGACTGGATGCGGAAGTCGCCCGTGATGAAGCGGAACGTCGCGTTGACGGCATTGGCCGGCGCGGGCGAGACCGCGAAGCCGGTGACCGTCTTATAGTCAGCGGACGTGAAGATCTGCGTCACAGTGCATTGAACACCGTTGATCAGCACCTCTTTATTGACGATGAACGTGTCGAGCGGATCGCCCGTCAGATTGCCGCACTGCCCGCTCGTAACGGAGCACGTCCCCTTCATGCCGGGCACGTCCGGGTGCGAAATCGAGACTACCTGGCCGACCTCGGTGCCGAGAGCCAGGATCGTCGTCTTCCAGGATGCGTTCCGGGCATTGCGCCATTCTGCCGGGTTGACGCCACCGATCTCCTCGCGCGTCCGCACGGCCGCCAGTCGCAGTGCCTGCGACAAAGTGGCGCACCCGACCATGTGCTGCCGGGCCGTGAGCGGCGCACCGGCGCGACTGTAGTATGCCGCGTGGGTCTTGTCCTGGTACTCGGCGGTGTTGGCCTGATACTGATACGCCTGGTCGGCGAAGTCGATGATCAGGTGCTCGAAGGAAGCCTCGGTTGGTTCCAGCCGAAGGCTCTGGAACAGGAAGTTGCCGATGGTGAACGCGTCGGTCGAGGATGCGTTGATCCGGCAGCCGAGCTTCAGCTTGCCGAATTCCCAGGTGTAGAAGCCCAGGCCGCACGCCAGGATTTCGGTGAGCCAGTCGCGGAATGGCTTCTGTTGCGCCAGCACTCCCTGAAAGCGGAACTGCTTCTCAACCCCGGCGCCGAGGATCGGCGTGATCAGATCGTCGGCAATCTCCGCTGTGCCGCAGCCGTCGCCGACGAACAGAGAGGACAGCACGAACCTGCCGAGTTGCAATGGCGAAATGACACCGGAAAGGCCGAGCGCGCGCAACAGGCTATTGACGGCGATCCAGAACGGGTTCGTGATGCCCGTGACCGCAGTACGGTTTCCATTCTGGTCCCAGGCCCAGCCGGTCAGGCCCTGCGAGATCGGCACCTGCATCTGGTGCTGGTCGGTTGTTGTCGGCTGAATCCCCGATTGATCGGTGCGCCGGATCTCGACGAACGCCGTGCCCGCCGCCGTCTCCGGTCCCCAGACTTGCGGCGTTCCCTGGCCGAGCGAGAAGGAGTTCGCTTGCGGATCGTTGCCGGCCACTTCGCGCAAGCCCATCGTCGGGTTGTCCGAGATCACGTTGAGGCTGCCATCCACTTTGAACCCGTGCGGCGGCTGGCCGTCAAGCATCGGCGCGATGATGTAGCGGTACCCGTCGGCATTCTGGTAGACCAGCATGCCGGTGTACGCGCCGATTGGCCCGGCACCGACAATGCCGAGGGCGTCGTAATAGTCCGACTCGTCGCGGCCCGCCGCGATCATGCAGTTCACCCAGAACGCCTTGCCCGCGTCGCCATCGTCGTTGCACCAGATTTCCTGGAGCGCGTTGCCCCAGATGGTGTCGGAGATGATCGAGGTCGCCGTGACCATGCTGCGACCGAAGCCCCACAGGCCGGTCGAGTTGTCCTTGATAACCACGCCCTGCGGCTCGGCGGGATGGCCGCCGAAGTAGGCAGTCATGCCGTGCGCCTGACAACCGTTGGTGGAATCGAAGTAGTAGTCGCAGGAGGCCGGATCGCCGCCGTGGCCGTGAGCAGCGTACGGGCAGTTCACGCCATCGTTGAAGGTCTTCCAGCATTGCCGCGAGATGGCCCGCGCGGGGTACATCTGCGTGATCTGGTACAGACCATCGCTGGCGCGCACGGTGAATTGCGGCGAGCCATCGGAGACGAAACCGACGATGAACCCCGACCACAATTGGAGCAGGATGCCCGTGTTGACGTGGTACAGGGAGAGGTCGATGCTGGCGAACTTCAGGTCCGTGTCGTTCGCGAGCGCAGTCATCGCGCGGTCGGCATTACCAAAAGTGAACTGAACGTTGTCGGCGGTCCCTTTGATGTCCTGGGAGATGATGACGTCCGATCCGGGTTCACCGAGGCCGAGCACGCGCGGCAAGTAGAGCTGGCCGCCGACAGTGCAGCGACGATCCGAGAGATAGATGTCGGGCACCGCCTGCTCGCGCACGCGGATGTGGACCAAGGGAATGATCTGCTGGACCTGGGAGAGAAGCGCGGTTTGAAGTGTGCTGGAGGGGAAGCGCAGGCAAGTGGAATTGACGGGATAGCTGGGCGCGGCCGACGGGTTGGGGACCTCGATGAAGTTGAACCCGACCTGGCAGGCGTTCGCCAAGTACTGGATCGAGAGCGGCGCGTACTCCCAGGTGACCTTGGTGGGGCTGGTGGTCTGGTCGGGGTTCGGGACGCTGTATGTGAACGATTTCCACGCACCCTGCTGGCTCTCCCAAAAGGAAACCAGCGTCGCGCGGTCACGCATGCTGAGATGCTGGCGGCGGAAGGCGAACTTGCGCGGGCCGATGCCGACGGCGAAGCGCTGTTCTGCCTTGGCATCCAGTTCACCGAACTGGTGCACGACGACCGGACGCTCCTGGGTAAAGCCGTACCCGAAATCGCTGGTCAGCGGGAACGTCAGGCCCGAATCGACGAGCGCGGGCACGCTGATGCGGCCGATGGTGTCGGACATGGAAGTTGGGGATTACGCGACTTCGACGAATTCGATTTGCGGGACGTCCGTGCGCAGCAATCCGGTGGTCTGTGACCAACTGCCGCGGAACACGACCGTGTACCGCCCCTGCGTCGAATTGCCGGTGGCGTCGTATGCGCCCTCTGCGAGGTTGTAGAACAGGAACGGCACGACGCCACCCTGCTGGCCGTCCCAGAATGTCTTCAGGGCGATGGCGCGCACGGCGGTTAGCCTCTGCGCAAGCTTGAATGCCTTCCGCGACGTCTGGGCGAGTTGGGAACGCTCCGTGGTTCCGTCATGGTATTGCGCCTGGAGTTGGGCAAACTCGCGCGATTCCGAGAAAGCGGTGCAGAGCGCGTAGGGCATCACGCCGCTAGGCGCAGCGTTCTGGATACTGTCAGGCATCGGGACTTGCTCCGAATGGTGGGCGATCTCAGCGAAGACTGTCTAGCGAGATACTCAAAGCGGGCTGACTCCGATTCACCGTTGATCGAGGACTTTTTCTATCGCAGCCATTTCATCACTAAATGTCCGAACTTCTCTTCTGTAGGAGGAAAGGTCGTTCTCAATGTCTCCCTGCCGGCCCTCACCCCAGTACATTTCTTGAAGGTCGTTCATTCGTTTTTCCAGGGCCAGGACCGCTCGCTGCCGCTTTTGGTGCTCCAGTTTCAGCCGTTCCGTTGATTGCGATTCAAAAGATTGCGCCGCCCCTGCTACTCCTACGCCGGCCCTGCGATCCAGCTCTTCTTCGATTGCTGCCACCTCGCCTTCCATCTCTGAAATGTTCCTTCTGAGATATGAAAGATCCCCGTCGATGTTGCCCTCTCTGCCCCTGCCCCAATATTCTTCCTGAAGGTCGAATATCTGGCGCTCCATCGCGATCACCTTTTGGCTGCGTTTTTCATGCTCAAGTTTCAGCCGCTCGACGGACTGGGTATGCAAGGAACGACTCCATTCGCTTTCGACCACCCCGTTTCCCCTACACTTCGAGCAACTGACCTTCCCAGTAGAGCCGCAATTGGTGCAAGAGGTGTTTCTCTTGGACCCGTTACACGACGGGCAGGTTCCAGAAACCTCGCGCTTTCCTTGGCAAGTGTTGCAGGCGTGACGCGCTGTCCCGTTGCATCTGGAACACGTTCGATACGTGTCGGAGAAGAACCCCTTCTTTACGAGTATCTTCCCGCTGCCCTTACAGGTCGAACACTGGACTGCTCCGTCGCTACATGACGAGCAGCGCACCGCGACCACGCCGGACGCGTTACATCTGCCGCACCGGCACGAAGTGCACTCGAACTGCTTCTTCCCTTTGCAGTCCGGACAAGAGTCGAATCGAGCCAAGTATTCCTCCAGATGGCGAACGAGAGCGAACAGTACTGCGCAAGATCGCGCAGGCCCAGTTGCGCATCGCGAATTATGTTACCACCAATCCCGGCTGCTGGATGATCGCCGAGTTCTGCAGCCGCCCGTTGCTCGCGGCCGCAGCGCTCGACCACTGAGACTGCACGAACTCCGGCGTCACGACCTGACCGGCCACGAACTGCGCGGCACCTTGCCCAGCAACGTTTACCTGCAACGTCATCGGGCCGGGAGCCGGATACGTGCCCGTCGAATAGCCTCCCGCCACAGGCAGATTGCTCTGAAACGTGTACGGCGTGCCGTTCACGTAGGTCGCCTGCTGGTATAGCTTGCCGCCCATTTCGGCCAAACTCCCTGACTGCGGCGTCGTCGCCGAGAGTGGCATCTTCTGCCCCGTGGCCTCCGAATAGAGCATCAGCATCTTCCGGACGTCCGGATCGCGCACGGCGATGCTCACATGGCCGGCATACTTCTGCTGCGCGATGCCCGCAATCTGCTTCGCCATCGAGTTGTCGATGCTGATGGAGTAAAGCTGCTTAACCAGCCGCTTGGCTTCATTCTCCGGAGACTCGACGCCAAACAGCTTTTCCCCGACACCAGCCAGGAAGCCCGCGCCCGCCCCGATAGCCGCGCCGAGCGGGCCGCCAATCTGCTCGCCGATCAGCGCGCCGCCAGCGGTGCTTTCCGCGATGCCTCCCCACGTGCCGCGCCGCGAGCCGACCAGGCCGTTCATCGCGAGCATCATTCCGGCGGCACCAGCGGCCGGCGATTTCGCGACGCCCTGAATTCCTCCCGATAGCCCGCCGCCGGCATCGTCAAAGACCTTCTGGTTCCAGACGGTGCCCTTCAGGTTCTGCAGAGTCTTCGAGAAGCCTTCTTTCGAGAACATACTGTAGAATCCCGACGTTCCGCCCTTCTGATTCGCGCCCAAGATCATGCCCAGGGGATTCATGCTGGCACCGGCGTGCGTGGTGGGCAGGTTGAAGATGTCGGCGGGCGGCACACCTGAGGCACCAGGACTGCCCGCCCCTCCGATACCGATCGGAATGGACGCCCCCGCTCCAATGCCGCCTACGTCGCCCGAAGCAGAGCCGCCTGCAGCCGCCGGAATCGAAATCACCGGGAGCGAGATGCCGCCCGGGATGCCGGACGGCGCAGCAATTGCAGGCGCACCCATTCCCATCGCAGCCGCGAAAACAGCCGTCAACGACGCAATCGCGACCGAGTTCTGCGCGGTGACAGCCGTATTCAGATCGGTGGCCGCCTTGATGGGGTCCTGCTTACCGCCGCCGAAGATCCCCTTGAAAACGCCCGCGATCCCGCCCTGCCCATCGGAGCCGTATATAAGAGGATGGATCGCGCCCGCGACCATACCTCCCAGGCCCTCCGTAATCGGCTTAAGCACAGCCTCCTTCATCGTGCTGGCGAGCTGCTTGCCAAATTCCTGCGGCTTCGTGAAGAGCGTGTGGAACAGGCCTGATGCTTTGTTCTGGATCTCCTCCATCTCGCGCTTCTGAAGCTCCATTAGCTTCACAACGCGGTCCTGGTGCGCGTCATCGATCTGGCGTTGCAACTCGCCCTCGGCCTTCAGACCTTCGATCTTGAGCCGGTTGAGTTCGGAATCCCGCTGGCGCCGCTCCTCCGGGGTGCCGCCGGGCAACTTCTGGGCTTCGAAAGACTCCTGGCCGACTCGCGCGAGGGTTTGAGAGTGTTGCATCTGCGCGGCGGCAATCCGCAGTTGTTCGACCGTGAGTGCCGTGGCGACCTGGCCGCCGGAAGTCTTCATGCCGAGCGCCTCAGCCAGCTTGATCTGACGCTGCAGCGCGTCGCGCTCCCTTCGCTCCTGCTCGCCCGCCACGGTGTCGCTGAGCCTGCGGGCGTTCTCGTAGTTCGCACGGGCGGTCTTGGACTCTTCATCCCGTTGCTGTTTGGCCAGGTCGATCAACTCGACCCGCTTCTTCGTCTCCGCGTCCAGCGCACTCAGTGCGAAATTCTTCGTCGCCTCGATCTGGGCGCGCTGAATCTCTCCGTCCGTGGCGTTCATTTCGCGCAGTTCGCGGACATGTTGGCCAGCAACATCGAATTGCTTCTGCGTGAGTGCCATGGCGGTGTCGTACTCGGCGCTGATATCAGCCTCGCCGAACGCCGCGCCACTGGCCTTTCGGTTGGCCTGGAAGATCGTGTAGTTGGATCGAATGCCTGCTTCGCCCAGTGAGGTGTTCGTGCCAAACACGGCAGCGGCGGTCTTCCGTTTCTCGTCCTTTTCGAAGCGGGCGATCTCGGCGTCTCGGATCTGGCCGGCGAGCTTGACGTTGACCGTATTGAGTTGACCCTCTTCTCTCAGATGACGTAGCCGCTCCTCATGGGCGGCGTTGATACGGGCCAAGCCGTTCAACTCGCCTTCCTGGGCGCGGGCCACCTGCTGACGCAGTTCTTCCGTGACGCCGCTCGATTTCGCAACTTCCTTGAGCCGGTCCTCCTGGCCGCTGAGGCTGCTATTCTTCTTTTCGAGGCCGTAGCTCTGGCCCAGCAGGTCCATCTCCCGATCGAGCGCGCGCAGCGTTTCCAACCTCGGGCCCTGCTCGGCCAGCATGTTCTCGAAGTGCAGTCCGGGCGGCAGCTGGCCTCTGCCGGTCATCGCACCGCGGATGTCTTCGTAGCTGACGCCCTCAAATCCCTTGCCCTGCTGGTACGCCTCGGCCATTTCGGACTGCCGGATCATGGTTCCGACGGCGGCACGATACTGCCCGAGCACTTTGGTGGGATCGCCCCCAGCGGAGGTGGCCTTGTAGACATCGCCGATGAGGCCGCCGTAACCCGATTTACCTTGGACGAGCTTCACGACATCGTCGATACCCGCTTGGCCGCCTATGATGTTGGCGAACACTCCAGGAGCGTTCTTGATGGCCACATCCGCGAAGGATCGAAGAGCCTTGTCCATCTTTTCCGAGAGGTGATCGGCAGCGACCGCCGCCTCGTCGATGGCGAGCTTCAGGTTGTTCTGGGGCCTGTGTTCCAGTTTTGCGATGGCGTTCTCCAGCCGGTCGTTCGCGACACGCATTTCGTCGTTGGCGGCCTTCGTTGCGCCGGTGAGGCGCGCGAACTCGGCCTGGATGCGTTCCGGCGCCTCGCGCAGTTTTTCGAGGTTTTCGTGGAACTCCACAACTTTCTTGATCGCCTCGACGATGACCCCGATTAAGACCACGACCGCGATCCCGCTGAACGCCGCGCTCAGTGCCGCGCCGACGCCGGGCATGGAGGAGATGAAGCCGCGGATGTGGCGCGGGATGTGAACTCCGATCTCCTCGCCCATCAGGGCAAGCGACGCCTTCGACTCACGAGCTTCTGCCCCAAGTTGTTTGATCTCGGAGCCGCCGGACTTGCCTGCGGCCTCGATCATTTTGTTGTAGGCCGCCGTCACGCGGTCGACCATGCCCTGCTCGTCGCCGAGTTTCTTGATGAACCGGTCGCGGTCGGCGATGAGCCGCTCAACCTCCGTCTTCCCGTAAGCAGCGGCCTGCTTCTCGATGGACTGGGTGAGCCGCTCCATCGAACTGCGCGAGCGGTCGTTCACTTTGAGCAGCATTTCGCCCATCCGCTCGAGCGACTTCTGCATGCGCTCACCGGCGCCGACCGTGCCCTTTTCCCATCCTTCGACGGCCTGGTTGGCCTGTTTGATTGCAGTGAGGACGCTGCGCGGATCGACCTCGAGGACGATGGATTCCTGGTCCGGCATCTACGCTGCTCTCTTGATGCGGATGACTCGCGCCTGACGCAACACCGCCAGCACAGCCGCGTTGAGTGCGCTGCGGTCCTTCGGGGAAATCCCAAACTGCCGCTCGCGCAGATTATTCACGTGCGCAATTCGATCCGCGTTCGGATCGACGAAGCCAACCGTGGCCGTGTTCTCGTTGGCGCTCTTGACCTTGAGCGACCGCATGGTGCGCCCGGTCCACACCCAGTCGCGGATCGGCATCAGGCCGCGGGCAGCCTTGTATTCGGGATAACCGCGCCGACCGTTGCGCCCCGGCTTGAGCGGCTTGGCTGGCACGTCGTTCACGGTGATTGCCTTCCGGATGCGTGTGGAGATACTGTCCACCAGGACGTTGCCGATGGTCTGCATGTCCTCGCCGGTGAAGGGCCCCAGCACGAAGCGGGCGCGTGTGATCTTAGTTTGGAAAGGCATTGGGCGGCTTCTGGGCCTGCTCTCGCTGATAGCGGTCGCGTTCCTCCTTCAGGATCTGGAGACCGCGGACTTCCTCGGCGGTGACGTCGCTCCAGGGGATGCTGAAGTGCCCGGCGTCGAACTCCAGTTCCAGAAGCCGTTCAAAGAGGCGGCCGGCATTGGAATGGGTCCGCGCATGATCCAGGTCGTCGAGCTTGCAATGCGTGCAGCGATTGACGGTGAACCGCCAGCCGCCGCACTGCGGACAGGGCCCCGGCGCGTTCGTGTCTCCCACTGTGCGTCCGAAGCCGCATTTCCCGCACGTGACGTCATTCGCGTCGGGGCAGCCGCGCGGCCCATCAACGTCGCCGTCACACAGTTCGGCGGCGCGCACCGAGCGGTAAATCAGCAACCGGAGAGGGACCGGCGCGGGCCACTCGTCCGGGGCTAGGAGTTTGGGTCCAGCGCCGGGTCGAGTTCGTCGATGGCCTGGACCAGTTCCACAACGACCGACGATTTGTGGTGGGGAGGCACGTCGGCAGGCTTAACCGACGCGGCGTAACCTTCGACCTTGGTCACCACCGAATCGTAGAGGCCAACGGAAGGCTCGATGCGGTACCGCAACTCCTCCTGGCCGTGCGGAAGGTCGGTCGACGACACGACGGTGCGCCTGTACACGGTGATGTCGCGCTGCGTCGGGATCTTCACCTGGTGGATGGTCTCGCCGAATGGCGTTCGCAGCGCGATTCGGTATTCGTCACCGGCGCGCTGGCAATCGGTGACCTCGCAGAAGGTCAGCTTCGAGATCGCGTTGCCGGCCTCGAACTCGTCGAATTCCGCTCCGTCCTTGTCCAGCCGGATCTTGCAGAACAGGTCGAGGTCTGCCTTGAGGTTGGGCACGAACTCCGTTTGCGATTTCCGGCGTCCGATGGTGCGCCGGATGGACTTCTGCTGGTCGAGCCGTTCCAGCAGTTCCTGGCTCGTGGGCAACCGCAGAAAAGCGGTCTTTGGTGGGTTGGGCACCTTGATGGTGATGCCCTCGGCGGGAATGTCTCCGTACATGAATCCTCCTATTGAGCGATACCCGCCACGCTGCACAGCGTGCTCGCGGACATCACGGTATTTTGGGCGTTACTGTACTGCGGCGCGCCGGTGACGGTCACCGCAACAATGCCATCGGCCTCGGCGTTCTCTGCCACCTGGAACGCCATCTGCGGGAAGGTGAAACTCACCGAGTTGTTGGCGTCGTGCTGCACGCTGAGCGTCGCGGTCCCGGTGGTCTGATTCACCAGCGTGGTGTATTCGGGCGATCCGGCGAGTAGCCGGGCCGTGAACTGGAACGACGGCACGCGCGCGCCGATCTCCATGCGGCCGCGCACTTGCAGTCCGTTCTGCAGCCCGGAGCCGGGATAGAAACCCGCGTTCAGCAGCAGGTTGTTCTTCCAGCCGACCGACCCGGACAAGATGCGCTTCGTCGTTACGTAATCGACGCCGTTGACCGAGAGCGACATCGATGCCGCGAGCATGTTGTTCTCGGTGGTGAGCGCGGGAACAGTGATCCCCGATGGCGTCGTCAACAGGCCGGAGCCGACCCAGTTGACCGTCATCTTGGAAGACGCGCGCCCCGGACCGTAGTTGAACTGGTAGGTGAAGTCCTCGATCGCGCAGCCAACGTACAGATTGTCGATGGCGTTGCCGCCGCCTTCCGCCACCTGCTCGACCAGCGAGAAGTACGGCAGTTCGAGCGCGACGCCCGGATTGAGCGGCGTGATCGTGTACGTGTACGGCGCCACCGAGCCAGTCTGTACGATGTTGCCCAGCCCATAGGCCAGCGCCCAGGTCACGAACTCCGCGCTCGCGTACTTCTCCAAGCGATTCGCGACCTCGTAATGGGAAGCGAACGTCTGGGTGATGAACTCGTGGCCCTTGCCGATTTCCGCGGCGTCGTTTTCGAAAATCGGCTTCGGCGTCGTCAGGCCCGTGTCGAGCTTCTTGAAGCGCAGAAACGTCGTGCCGGCCGTGGCAATGTTTGTTTGCTTGCCTTTGCCAAGGCCCATTATTAACTGCTGTACTCTTGCGGGCATATTATTCGCTCACCTCCCGGACCTGTACATACCCCAGGCCCATCAACGGCACCAGTTTCTCCGGCGTCGCCTCCACTTCCTGGACATCGCCGGTGTGCGGGTGGCGCAACCGCACGGTTTCTTTCGTTGGAGTGCTCTCTTGGTCGTCCATCAGTTGTCTCCGATTTCGGGAATGATGAAGACGCCTTTGAAACGGTCGATCAGGTCTTCATCGAGTTCGTGGTCGATGCTCGGCGTGTCCATGATGTCCAGGCCCGGGTAGATCTGCAGATAGCGGATGTTCGCGCCGCTGCCGCCGGGCGGGCGGTTACAGGTAATCGACCACAAGTCCTCATAGCCCAGAGGCTGGGCGACTCCGGCCGCGTTGCCCATCCGGTAGTAAATGCCCCAACGGTGCTTCCAAATCGTCTGGCCGTCGAAGTTGCCGCCCTTCGTCCCTTCCCATGCCACGAGCATGGACGGCGCGGGCATCTTGTAGATGGCCTCGGCGAGGCGATGCTCCTGCCCGAGGCGAAAGTGAAACGCGCTGATCCGGCCTCCCATGGCGGCGCTCAACTCGGGGATCGATAGGAGCACGCTCGCGATGGCATCCGTGATCGGTGCGGCATTCAGCATCTACGTGACCCTCAGCTTCAGTACCGCGCCGCCCTGCGCATCCACGTCCACATCGACAACGTCGTAAACGATGCCGTTAATCGCAACGGTGTCGCCGTGTCGTGGCGATGGCGTGATGTTCGCGAAGCGCACGAAGAGCCGTACTACGGACGTGCCCTGGACACCGCCCGGCACGTAGTCTTCCGCCATCGCCGGATGCTGGATGATGCCTGTAATCTGCTGCGCGCCTGAGCCATCCTGCGGCGTGAAGGTAGCGGGTGTGCCGAAGGTGGAGAGGCACGCGTCATCCATCGTGTTGACGAGATCTGACCAGGCCATCGGTTAACCTGCGGGATACGTCCACGAGGGTTTGTTCCAATAGGACACGATCAGGCCCTCGCCCGCGATGGCGGCGTCGATCCAGTAATCCGAGAGATCAAGGGTGTCGGTGTCCGTGCCTGACCACACCTCGTAGGAGTCGTCTACCCCACCTCCCGAATTCGGCCAGAGTTCTTTGATGACTCCGGCCAGCGTGCTCTTGTTGACGCTGGCAGTGCCGAAATACATCTTGCCCGTCAGCCCGGCAATCACCTGCACACGGATGCGGCAACACGGCGTGCGAGTCGCGGCCAGATGGACGGGAGTACCGGGTGTGGCGACGTTGACCCGCCCCAGGGAAGTCGGCGTCATAGCCAGGCCAGCACATCGAAGTGCTTCGCACTCGTCACCGTCACCACGACGTTGGTTGCGGTGTGAGTGCCATACGTGACGGTGCCGCCGTCCGTCGGGATGCAGAGCACACCGGCTGGCACCACGCCCAAGCCATGGGCGATGCTCTGGCTCGATCCGGTTCCCGCCTGCTGGCTCGCGAAGAACAGCTTCTGCAACGACAGAAACACGCCCTTCAACTTCGGGTGCGGACCGTTGCTTTGAAACTCCGGCGCATTGACCGGGACCTTCTTAATTTCGACCATTCCCTTTCTCCTTCCTGGCTTTCGCCGGTTTCGCTGGTGCGGGTGGCGACTTGGCGAGCGCCACCTCGAGTTCCAGCCGCGTTCCAATCCGCCGCTGTTCATACATCTGCCGGGCCCGTGTCAACTGGAACTTGTCAACCGGATCGGGTGCCGGATACTCGGCTCCGACTTCGGGCGGCGTGAAGCCGCCAGGCAACGGGCGCAGCACGAACAGCGGCGGCACGCCGCCCTTGGTCAGTTGCGCCCACGAAAGTTTGCGGAGAAACATGGTTACACCGCCGTGATCACGTTGTTGAAGAAGAAGCCGCAGTCCTTGGAGACCTGCGCCATGGCGAAGGCCGAGTCGATCTCGACCCGGTCGGAGGCCAAGTGCTCCATGCGGAACGTTTTGATACGGAGTCCCGCGCCGCCCATGGAGCCGATCAAGCCGGTCCAATTGAAGGTGTAACCGGCGCTCGGCACCATCAGCCCGGCGTTCTTCGGACGATAGAACAGGCCCGCCGCGAGCCCGCCGATGAAAGAGTTCGACTCGGTGGCGCCTTCCGCCGCGGTGTTGTACACGGCGTCCATCACCAGGACGTCTTCCAGTTCCAGGATTTCGGCGATGATGCGGCGCGTGGCCATCGCCGGGTTCGGCGCAGTCTGGCCGTACTTGGTGCGGTCGATGAAATCGGGGTGGTCGACCAGCTTGTCGAACACCGGGCGCGAGAAGACGCCGATGTTGGGCACGAAGCCGCCGGAGTTCAGCCGCGCCTGGGTCTTGGCGTGGCGAATATCCGTGATCGGGCTGGACGTGGCGTAATCCCAGTACACGACGTGCGTGCTGTCGGAGGTCGCCTGGCCGGCCACTTCGCCGGTCCACAGGCCGGTTTTGAAGTACTGCGCGGCCCACTGATTCTCGCGCCGGATGAGCGCCTTCTGCGTCAGGAAGATGGTCGCGTCGCGGTCGGGCGCGAGCGGCGAGTCGCTATTCGCTCGTACCTGGTCGTCCACATCCTTGTGAAGCGCCCACACGTCGCAGTTGTACGTGCCCGTGGAATCCAGGCCATACCCGGCGCCCGCGGATTCCATCGAGAGGCCGCGTTTTTGCATCTCGTCGCGGTTCCAGTCGCCGCGCTTGTAGGTCCAATAGAGGTCGCTTTTGTTTTCGACGGGGATCGGCGGGAACGCGCGATCCGCGACGAACTCGACGCCAGCCGCCTCCTGGCTATACGCCACGGAGATGTTCGTCAGCGGGCGATTTACGTGTACATCGCTCAAAGTCGGTTGAGGCATTTACTTGTTCTCCTTTTCGTTGTTTGGGCCGCTGACGATTACAGCTTGCCCTTCTGTTGAATGAGCGCCGGGATGATGACGCCGGAGGCTCCGGTCGCCAGCGCGCGGCCGAGGATCTTGTTGCCAGTGGTGGCGGTCACCGCCTTGCCGTTGGCGTCGGTGGTCAGCAGGTCGCCGCACGTGACACCGGCAGTGCCCACTACCAGCTTGCTGATGCCCAGCACCGCGAGCTCGCCTTCGACGCCCACGCCGTTGGGTTTGTCCTGGAGGATGCCGTCAGCGTCACCGCCAGCCGAGGGCAGGGCAAGCTGTCCGCTTGAGTTAATCGTCATGAAGCAGAACTGAGATGCACTCAGGTCCGCACTCGCCGGCGCGCCGATGGTTCGTAAAGTCTGTTCGTAAGCCATGTTGAGTTTTCTCCTTTACCGCTGGACGATCTGCAGGCCCGCGTTCTGCAGCGTGCGGACCAGCGCAGCGGCGTTGTGCTGGTTCCGATAGGCCGCGTAAGTTTCCGGGTGCGCTTCCAGTGCCCGCGCGACCGCCTGTTCCTTGGAGACGCCGCGACTCTGCCCGTGCACATAGAGGTTGTCCATCGTCGCGCCTTTGTTCTGGCGCGCGAAGGCCGTGGCCTCGGCTTCGAGATCCTGCATGCGCGCCGTGGCGCTCTTGTTCGGATCGACGTGGGAGGTGATCATGTGACTCTCGCTTTCCGCAACGCGGGAATTGGTGAGCAACTCGCTCACGTCCGCGACGCCGAGATACTGCCCGTTGGCTTTCCGTTTAGTGAGGAACTCGGCGGCGCGCTCCGGGCACCCTGCGATCTTGCACAGCGCCCCGATGGCCTCGATGTCGCTTTCGGCGCGCATGCCGCCCGGCTGCGTGGCGGCAAGCGTCGAAGCGGCGGCCTTCTTCTTGCTGCCGTCCTTCTTCGGCTTGCTGTCTTCCTCGTCCTCGTCGTCTTCGTCATCGTCGGTTGGAGGCTTGGAATCGCATTCTTTGGCGTCGGCCTCGTCCGGTTTCTTCTTCGACTTCTTGGTCTCGTTGTCAGTGGCCTCGCCATCCTTCTTCGCGGCGAGGGCTTGCACATCTTCGGTCATATGCTCTCCCTTGGTTGGAATTGCGGCTGCCGCCGCGGTTGAACTCCTACTGCGCGCACCCATCGATCCGATGAGCGCATTCATGGCATCGTCAATCGTCCCCACTGCGTCGGCCAGCAGGGGCACTGCGTTCTCTGCCCAGAGCAACCCCGCCTGTGTCGCGACGATCTGTTTCTTCGCAACCTTGCGATTCCGCGCCACGGTCTCAGTGAAGATCCCGTACTCCCGGTCCACTTCATCCTGGATGTCGCCCTTGGCGCGCTCAGCCAGTGGTTCGTGGGGGTTCCCATCGACTTTCTTCTCGCCGGCGAACACGTAGGTGTACTTCGCGCCGAGTTCCTTGTCGAACCCGGATTGATCGACGTGCAGCGCATACACACCGACGGACCCCACTGCCCCCGTGCGCGTCACAAATACCTTGCTGGCCGCGCTCGCGATTGCATAGGCCGCCGACAATGCAATGTCGTTCGCGGTCGCATATACCGGCTTGATGGCGCGCACCGAGTAGATGTAATCGGACAGTTCGAAACAGCCGGTGGTCTCACCGCCCGGCGAATCGATATCGAGCAGGATCGCGCGCACGCCCCCGTCATCGATGGCGCTCGCCACCTGCCGCTGAATCTGCTCATACGAGGTCGCACCGCTCCACGCGGACATGAACGATTCCTTCTTGAGCAGCGTGCCCTGGACCGGAATCACCGCGATCCCATCGATGACGGCGTAATCTCTCTCCTCGCCGGCGTCCCCATAACGGGCCATCAACGTGGCGGTAGCATCCATCGGTGCGCGGCTGGCCAGCACGATGTCGGGGTCGACACCGAGCCTCGGCGCGAGGGCTTTGATGATCACCTCCAGCTTGGGCGGATGAATCATCAGCGGACAGTTCACAAACCGCGATGCAACGTGCGCCAGATGCTTCACTGCGCCTCCATCTTTCCGCTCACTCCGTCTTTCTCGATCTCTTCCTCAGTCATGCCGGCGTTGCGCCCGGTGAGGATCTTGCGCCCATCGGAGTCGTAGGAGAGACCATATTTGTCGGCGCGGTCGTTGTCGGATTTCTGCTGTGAGTCGATAAGGGCCGCGTCGTACCCCTGCTCGGCACATTCAATCGAACGCGTCGAAAGACCGTCACGGATCGCGCGTTCGGCGGCCTTCATGTCCTTATCGGGATCGACCCACGGCCAGCCCGGCGTGACCCACTGCACTTCCTCGAACGGCTCGGGATCTTTGTCGTAAGCGGTCAGGAACTCGACGCCGAACACCAACGCGAGCATGGCCTCCCGCAGCCACCGGCGATAAATCGGATGGCACACCTGGAAAGTGAAAACCGAATACTGGAACTGCTCGCACTTGCGGCGAAACTCCAGCAGGCCCGCGCGGATCGACGAGTAGTTGATTCCCGACAGGTCCCCGCTGATCTGGTATTCCGCCAGGCCCGCGCCACTCGCGAACGCCTGGAGGCACGTCCGGATGAACGCCTTGAAATCCCCGCTGTCGCGCGCCTCCGCGAACTCCACTTCCTCGCCAGGATTCAGAACAGGGAACGTTCCTGGTTCGAGTTTCGAAATCTGCGCGCCCGGGTCGGTCTGTCCTGGACCGTTCTGCTGCTGATCGGGCGGGATGATCGGATTGTCCGGGCTGACCTGCTTGATGAACCCGGTGATCATCGCCGCGACTTTCTTGCGGACGATCTCGGCGTCGGTGTACTGCTCCAGTTCGTAGAGCTTCGCGAGCACCGATGTCAGCCACGGCTGGCCCCGAAACTGGCCGGCGCGGATCGGCTTGTAAACGTGCAGCACGTCTGTCGCTGGCACACGCTCGACGGACATCGCCTCGAGCGGGAAGAACATCGTCTCGCCGGGATGCGCGCGCCAGAAGTGATACGCTGCGCGCCGTCCATCCGGCCGGAACTCGATCCCGGAGCGCACGCGGTTGTCCGTAGGCATCTCCTGCGAGGACATGCGCCACAGAGGCAACTGCTCCGCTTCGATCAACTGCAGTTGCAGCGGTACCGCCAGGCCTTCTTTCCGTGGGCGCGGGCGGAACCGGACGAACACCTCGCCAGCCTCCATCACTTCGCGTGCGATGATCATCTGCTGACCGTAGAAGTCAGTCTGGCCGGATGCCGGGTTGTTCGGGTCGTACTCGACATCCGATTCCCTGATCCATCGGTTCCATTTCTTCAGAAAAAGTTGCGCTGTTGATTTCACGTAACTTAGGTCATGCAGACCGTGGGCATGGATCATGAAGCAGTATGACTTTCACCGTGCTTGCGTACCACTGGGAACCACGATTGACGGGCGCGCCCAAGCGGTTCAGGTTTGCGGCAATGGCGCGGGGCGTCCGGCCAGCGCTGAACCACGTCCGAATCTGACGCGCCACGGCTGCTTCATCGCTGACATCCAAGGAAACCACAGCGGGCGCGGGTTCCGGCACGCGGGGTGCGGGCATCGTGGCGATAGAGGCACGGGCCGGGCGCTGGGCCATGGGCGGGCGCAACGGCATGCCGTTAGCATACCGTTCACAGAAGGCAGGGAAGGGCGAAATGTCCACGCCGTACCGGTCAAAGGTTCGTCTCATGAATTCTCTCCAAGAAGTTCGGGGCCGGGTGTCCGGCCCCAAGTTGTCCGTTTACACTTCACGTCACTTCGGCAGATAGTGGCCGTTGTGATCTCTGAGCACTTCCGATGGATCGTAAGCGGGCCGCGCGCAGGATTCATCAGCCGGGCCGCAGATTCTGGCCGGTGCTTGTGCCGTGTCCTGCGCGGCCATCATCAGCGCCAGCTTCTGGGCCGCTTCAACCGCAACTGGGTCCTGAAGCAGCTTGGTGATATCGAAGGTCACCGTTTCAATGGGGCGGTCAGCGGGGCCGCTGACCTGCTGTGCCGTCAGACGCGGGTACAGGTAGTTCACCACTGTCTTGGCCGCGTCCAATCTGGTGTCCAGCGGTATGGCAACTTCCACGCGCTTCTTTTTGCCATCTACAATCACGGTCTGTTCGATGGTGTCTGCGTTGATAATTTTCATCATGAACTCAAGCGGGTCGCATCCAAGCTCGCTGGCCATGGCTCTGGCCGTAGCAGCCGTGTTCTTTTTCTTGCCCCCGAACCTGGGGTGACCTTCGTGAAATCGGTGACCGGGGTTTTTCTTTGCCACCTGGGTGGCTGGTTTCGTCTCTTCAGACATGTGCGTCTTCCTATGGGTGCTGGTGTCCGTGAGATACCAGCGGGGTTGTGACGGGCCGGGCAGGATGGTTGACCCTACCCGGCCCCGTGAAGGCCCCTGGGGGGCCGGTGATGATTCTGTATAACCGATATTGTTGGGGCTGGGTGGCAGATCCTTGTACGCCACCCGCGCCGCGCGTTTAGCGGCTTTCACGTTTCCTCTATTATGCAAAGTACTCTACAGTATTGAATTAGGGTGCATGAACGTTTCTTAATGCTGTCCACTTCACCCGGATTCGCGGGCGGGTTGGTGACGGTCTAACCGTCACGCCCCTGAAACCGACGCTCCGCAACGCATTGATTCCAAAGAGCCGTGACGGAGTGACGGAAATGACTGTTTTTTTGCCTAACTCTTAGGGGGCGCGCTGGGGGAAGGAAGTCCGCAGGGGCAGTGCGTGACACACTCCCTTACCCCTTCTCCCTCTAAGAGAGAAGGAAAACCGTCACAACCGGCACGCGTCTACGTAGACCCCTTGCGATTCAGGCGCATGGACGGTGACGGTTCGTAAATAGCAACCGTCACCAACCGTCACAACCGGCACCCGTCAGGCAGCCTCTTTGCACGCATCCACAATGAAGCGCGGAAGCAGGTACCCTTGCGGCGCATCCCGCCAGATTTCCCAACGTGACCGCGCCTTATTAGTGCGTGGCCACTTGCGCACTTCAATCCCCTGCGCCCGCAGGACCGGGGCAAGGCGCACCAGACGATGGGCCAGGGCTTCCGGGCTAAGGGGCCAGTGGCGCAGGTCCTTCGGCCACTCATGCGTGATTTCATTCAGAGCAATCAGCAGGTCCTTAGCAGTGACAAGTTGACCGGTGCCCGGACTGGTAGACTGTTCCACCCATTCAATGAGCGCAGACGCTACGGAGTCATTCTCCGCAAGGTCGCTGTTGGCAGATTCCAGCTTGCCCCTGTAGGCCGCGATGAATTCGCCCGGCTTCCACGGTAGGGCCGGTTCACATGCAACCAGCCACGTGCAGAAGTCTGACATGCGCGGCGCGTCCGTCAGCTTGGTGTTCGGTAGATTCCGCAGCCCTGTGCTTACCGAATCCAGCAGGGCACCCAAGCAGCCCGGATGCAGACGTTCAAAGTCAGCCCATATTCCTTGTTCCGTAAGCCGATTCTCTGGGGTGATGCGCGGCAACTTCAGCGTGATGGACCGTTCCAGCAGGTCGCCACGCATGACCGTTGAATCAATCCCGTTCAGCAGTATCGGCAGCTTGACGCTGGCAACGGTAATTCCAAGGTTTTCGTAAAACGTCCGCGTCCTGTAGCCCTGCCCGGTGCTGAACCTGCAAAACACATCAGCCATTTCAGCCCGGCACCCGGACAGGTTGTCATACGCCAGAATGCCCGCGTGCATCGCGGACACCGTAGCGTCTGTTTCATCTTTCGGGGGCGCTGAAAGGCCCGCGTCACTCGGGTCCAACATGGACAGCAGCAGCAGGGCCGTGGTTGACTTGGCGCTACCCTGTTCGCCTTGCAGCACCAGATGGCTGAACGCGCCTTCCGGTAAGAAGGCACCCACCAGCCACGCCAGCATCAGGCACCATTGCGCGTCATCCCCGCAGTTCAGCAGCGGGCGCAGCGGGTCCAGGGTTCCGCCTTTCACCGGCACTGGCAAGGGCAGCGCGCCCGCGCCACGCCTGAACAGCACGGGCGGGTTTTGGACCACCTGCCACCCGTCCTTGGTCACTTCGATGGCGCGCCACTGGTCATCACACATGTCCAGGTAGATCGCGTCACGCCCGCGTGCGAAACGCACGTGTACGTCAACTTTCGGCCCGGCCCCGCACTTTGCCGATATAGTATCAATCACGGTGTTCAAGGCTTCACGGCTGGGTGCGCGGTCCTTCTGCGTCAGGAAGCGATGCGTCAAGACTTCGCGGACCCGTGGGCTTTTCGCGTCTACCTTCCAGACTTCGTGGTGGTCACCAATCACCATGCGGACGTAGCCATCATTGGCCGGGCCGGACTTGAAGTACTCGAAATCGTCAATCAGCTTCAGCAAGATGTCCGCGTGGCTGGGCTTGTCATCTTCGTCCCACGGGTCACGGGCGTCCTTGCTGTACGCGCTGCGCAAGCTGGCTTCAGCTTCCTGCATGGTGTACCGGTGCTGGCCGGGCGCGGCATCATTCGCAGCGTTCACCCAGTCACGCAACGATAGCAGCGCTTCGTCCTTGGTGTAGCCGTTATCACGCAGTTGGGCAAAGAACCATAGCCCGGTGTTGTTGCGCGCTTCACCAGCCTTGATCTTTTCTAGTGCCATGGACAGCATGCGTTCAGCGGGCACGCGTTCCGCAATGGGTTGCTTGGCGCGGGCTGTGGTCTTGGCCTTCTCATTCGTTGCGGCGCGCAGCAGCCACGCTGGGGGAACCGTCAAGGGTATCTTGTCCCGGTGCGCGGACAGCGGGCTGTGTTCGTCAACCCATTCGTAACGGCCCCCACTGGCGTGCAGGCTTGGCGCGCACACGATATAGCACCCGGCCCCCGTCAACAGGTCAAGACCGGGCCGAAACTTGATACGCTTTTCCATGCCCGGCACCGCTTCAAACAGGTAGTGCCACCCGCCGCTACCACTCCGCTGGCGGGCGCACGCGTCCAGGATTCCGTGTTCCGCTTCCATTGCGGCCAGCGATTCAAACCCTTCGGCCCCGTCCACGTCCAGCACAATCAGACCGTCCAGCCGTAGGCCGATATTTGCATTCGGCCACTGCTTCCACCAAGCGGCAACCGTGGCCGGGTCACATGATGCCTTCTGCCATTCGCGGACCCGTGCATGCTTCCCCGGCTTGCCGCAATCAGGCTTTCCGCAGGAACAGCCGGACCCCTGCGGTTCATGCAACGGCAACACGCACCAACCGGCTTGCGCATACGCTACAGCCCATTCGATTTGCGTAGAAAAGCTATTTGCGCTGTTGGGGCCGCATGGTAAAATGGGTTGTGTTGTGATTGGGCCGGATTCAGCCCCCGGCCCCCTGAGTTCTTCTGTCATTTGTGTTTCCCACTCAATCGTTCCCACATCGTTAGAGTTCTTCTTCAACCGTGCGGGGGGTATCGTTCCCCCGCACGACCTTTGACAACTACCACCACTGATTGCCGTGCTGCGCTTTCTCGCACAGCCCAGCGGGGGCCGTCAGTTCAAGCACCGCACGAAGGCAGGTGTCACATCGGCAGTCCGGCTTCCATTGACCGGACCGCAGCAATTCGCGGCGCTTCTCTAGTTTTTCGCGTTGGGCAGCATCGCGGCGCGCCTTTGCGTCTGATTCCTCTTCTGCCCACAGCGCCCGCAAGGCCGCGATTTCATCATTGATGGGACCTTCCATAATCACTGTCCGTTCGTTTCCGCAGGCGCTAGGCTGTGCTTCCCCGCGTCCAGAAGTTCGATGGCCCGTTCCCGCGTGACTTCAACACGGTTTCCGCCGATGTCCACAAGGACAGGGCATTCGGGTAGCGCTGCGTTACGTTCGGCAATGCGCGCGGCGCGCGCTTCCCTGATCGCGGATTCCAGCGCGGTCAGTGTGACATCATCGGCGGTGCCGATGAAGGCTTGGACTTGGCGGACGTATTCCGCCTTTTGAAGTTCGGTAGCAAACATGTGTTTATCCTTGTCGTGTCGTGCCGTTGTCTTCAGCGCCCGATTTCCTTCAGGGCGCGTTGGGCCGCAAACCTGTAGGCCGCAACCTCATCGGGTTGCCAGGAGTTTATTGGCTTCTTGTCGATAAATTCAACCCAGTTGTTGAAGGTCGCTTCTTGCTGTGCAGGTGTCATTGCCGCGCGGTTGGCTTGTGCCGGTAACGGCACCGCTGGGTCCGCTGGTTTCGGGTTCAGGAATGCGTTAATCTCTTCCCACTTCTGACGTGTTTCGTCAGTCATAATTCAGTTGTCCAATTCGTTTTGCTGCGTGTGAGACTTCCGTGAAAATCCGTGAGTTCAAAAGGCCGGAATGGCTGAAGCTATCGCGGCGCGCGTGATCGTTCCCTGTGCCATGCGGGTTTGTTCTGCGGTCAGTTGCGCGTTACGTTCTTGCCTGAGAGCATCTTCTGCCAAGCCCACCTGTCGCGCGGCTTCGCAGGACGCTTGGCGAAGCATTTGTGAGCGCTTGCCAAAGACCACAGCGCCACCCTCCTGTTCGCGAATCGCAGCCATTGCAGTTTCGGTTTTGAGCACCGATATCGCGCAGAGCAGTTGGCTTTCAAATGCTTCGATCTTGCAGCGTTCCAGGGTGGCTTCCATACGGCGCAGACGCGCTGCTGCGATTCGGACTTCTAGCCGGTCCTTGGCATCCGATACGAACACCACCTGATATTCGATGGGCCGCAGCCGTTCAGACAATGCCAGGGAGTCGCACGCGGTGATGTTGTCAAGCAGTTCGTCCCAACTGGGAATCCGCAGTTTTTGGAGTTCCAACTTAAGCTTTGATAGCAAGTCTTCAACGGAACCCCTTGTATGCATCAGCATACGTTCTTCGGCAAATGCGGCTTCCTCTTCATGGATGCGCCTTACACGATGCGGGCCAGCTTCTGTGGCCATGGTGATGTATTCCGGCAGCAATGCCGGGTCTGGGGTTTCCGCGCCCGCAATAAGCAAGTCCAGCGGTGTTGGGTTGGGTGGAAGTCTCAAGGCCAACGGCCCGGCCATGTCAGGCATGTGAATTCCCCTTGGTGCCCACCAGCAATCCGAACTGCCTTCGGGCTGCTTCCAGTGGATCGCTAGAAGTTCGGGCGCGCGCCAACTCTTGCGCCTCACGATATAGCCGGGCTTCCTCTGGGTTGGCTTCGCGGTGGGTTCCGTCCAAAATGATCCGGGCACCATTCGCGGTATCCACTTCAGCGATGGTCCCGCCAGTGCTGCCTTTCAGCCGATTAGAGACGGACACCACCAAAAGGCAGCCGTCAGGGTACTGCGCGGCCAGGGCGTTTGTCTTGGCGCGCAGGTCCGAATAGTAACTTTCATTATTCATGTTGTTGTGTGCTCCGAAGTGCGTATAAACGGTGTCCGTGCATTGGCCATGCGCGGGCGCAAAGTTCCCTATCAGGGCGTGCTTGCGCGGGTGGGAATTCGTTAGGAACGTGGGGGCCAGCGGTCCGGTGTAGACGATACGGACCCCCGCAGCGAACGGCCAGCCGGGCTACGCTGCGGTCTGGACCCTGGACCGCTCCGCAAACTTCGTGAGTTCATCCAGGGGGTAGCGGATGGATTTATTGAGGTATTTGCGGTACGCGGGGCCAACACGGCGGAAACGCCAATCCCGGAGCGTGGTCACGTCCAGCCCCAGCCATTCCGCAGCTTCATGTTCGTTGAAGACGTTCTTGGTCGTAGGTAAAGTGGTTTGGGTCAT